TTGTTCGCTACCTCCTCGCAGATCAAGGCACACGCCTCACGCTCGTGCTCCGCAACAAGCTTGGCAAACTTCTCATAAGGCAGGTAATCCCCCTCGTGGTATTCAAACTTGCGCTTGAGGTTGTCCTCGTTGAAGTTCCAAGCCATGTGCATCCACTGGCAGATGTCATCTTTGGTCATGTGTTTTTTTCCTCTTGCTCGTGACCGGGGGCATATCTATCAGACGTAATTGCATCCATAACGCTGTGATAGGTTTTGCTCTTGTCTTGTTTACTCTGCATTGTTCGACCGCACTCCACGCACTTGTGAAAATAAATGTCTTTGAGGTAAGTCCCTACGTGATTGTGATGTTCAGCAACCCTGCTGTGAGGCTCAAACTTTTCAATGCACTGGTTAAATGAACATACCTTTTCAAAAGTAACTGCGTCCAAAAAATCCAAATCTACTTTTAGTTTTGACAATTTAATTTTTTTTCCAGTCATTTCTCACCCCTTCTCCTTATCGTTCATTTGTAAACCTTACAGTCGTTCATATCTAAAAAGGCGTTTGCCCTAACAATAGACCCGCCGTTTACAGTTGCCCGCGTGGTCGTGTTCTGAACCTTGATCTCAATCAAGAACTTTCCATGGCCGTTGGTAATCTTGATAGCCAGTAAAGTCTTGTCCTGCACTATATAAAGAAGCCCAAGCAACGGGACCCCCAACGACAAGGCCGCCTGTCTTGCGTTGATTATCTTGTCGAAGGTTACAAGCCACAGCCCATCTCTTTCATTAAAGAACTGCTCAGTGGTCATGTCATACCGGCACTTGGTCTCAACAACCCCGCAGACCTTAAACGACTTGGTCAGAACAGCATCTACAGGAGACTCACGATCTTTTGGGGTATGGCAATAAACAAACTCCGGGTGATGTTTGTTCAAAATTGAGACCGCTTCGAGCTCATCTTGAACAGTCTGCTGGCCCGCCGGAGTAAAAATATCCATGCGTTACTTCTCGCCCCTTGCTCGGATTTCGTCTGCCAAAGATTCGTCCAATGGTTCAACCATCTCCGCACACGCCTCACGCTCTGCCTTCTGAACCATAAAAACAAAGTCCAGCAAGTTCTCACTCGTAAAGTTCCACCGACCAAAGTCATCTTGAAACCCGATCTTTTCTGCTAGTTCAAACACTTATTCGTCGGTCATGCGCATGGTATTAACAGACCACTCATCAAGAAAATCCCTAGTAATCATCGTGCCCGCTCCTCCCTAAGTTTCTGCTCGAGCGCTTCGATCTCATACTGTTGCATCGCTAGCTGAGACTTGTAGCGGTTGCAACTAACCTCCCACGCCTCTTTGAAGCAGGTATAAAAGGCATCCTCGTTCCGTGGAGCACGCTTGATAAACCAGTCCGTCCACGCCTTGTTCATTGCCTCGGTATCTGACATATCCACTATTTCATCTCCAGCAGCTCGATTTGCTCAGTCAAGATCAGACCAAGATCCTTACCCTTGATAGATATCATCTGCGCCTCAGGACAGTCGTAGATAACCTTTGCCGCATCCTTGATAGCCTTGTTATAGCCACTCTTGAAGGCGTCATCCCCGCCGCTCACGAAAGTCATAATGGCATCCCGGACAATCGAGGAAGCCTTCCTTCCCTTGGCCGCCCTCTTCAGCATGATGTAGTGCTCCTTGGGAAGGTGCACCGAATAGGGAATCATTTTCTTTTCCATGCATTAAAGTCCTTGTGTAGTTTTTCTAGGCGCTCCCTAGCTGGCGGATTGTCCTTGAGCTCTGACCTAGAAGTCACCCCGAGGTAATCCCGCAACCAATCGGTAGCCTCCTTCTCAGTGGCCTCAATGATCTGAGTGTCCTCGTGTAGCCACTCCCAAAAGTTAGGATCCCTGCAAAGCAAGCCGGCCACGCGGATGGACTTGGTCCCGTCAAACTCCTTGCGATCCATGGGCGTCTCATCCCCGGACAAGCGAACCATGACCACCTGATAGCGGGCCCCCACAAAGTCCCGGAGAAGCTCCTCTGGGATCTCGTCAGGGTGCATACACAGGGTAAGGACATAGCCCGTCTTGTCCTGCTTGAGGGCGACCTTAACTCCCTCAAATTGAAGTGTCTTCATATTTTCCTCGGATAAGCGCCAGACGCCCTTCCAAGTACTCGATCACAGCACGGGCCTTGTTTAAGTTGTGACGAAGTGCATCATTCTCAGCGTACAAAAGATCCAACTCTCCATTTTCTTTGAAGGCAATAGATTCGGTTTGAACAGATTTAGGTGGGCGTCCACGGCGTTTTTGCATAGCAATCTCCTTAAAAAGGTACGTCTTCATCAGGGCCCGCAGCCGAAGCTTTGGTCACGTTATCAACAGGCTTGACATACGGCTCAGAGGCCGCAATGGAAAGGCAGTCCTTCCCGTTGATAGTCTTTTCCCATCCAGCGATGGAGATCTTTACGGGGTCTTCCCCCTTGGCCATCAGGGAACGAAGCAAAGAAACCGAGATGAAGATATCCCCCCGCATATCGGGGTGAGTCTCAGCGGTCTTACGCTCGTTGGGCCATAGGGTTCCCGTGTTTGGTTTCGGCACAAAGCTCATGCGGCCTCCTTAAATTTGCCTTTGGTTTCGGTAAATACAGCCATGAGATCTTTGAAGGCCACGGCATCAACTTCCTTGACTGTGTCGAATAGCGTCTTGTTCTTCTTGAAGATTTGCATAACATCCTCTTCTGAGTTAGCCATGCTCAGCGCAACCTGAGTCGTCTGCCCCACAACAGTCAGCCATGCATCGATCTGATCCCCGTCAGGTTTAGCCGGGGCCTTGATCTGCCAATCCCCCTCTTTGCCTACGATCGGCTTGGCCTCCACCTTGGGCTTAGGTTTGACATCCACCGATCCCGTCGTGGCATCAAGGGCATCGTGCTCGACCAACTCAAAGGCCGTGGTCCAGAGGTAACGACGAAGATAGGTCTGAACCGCTCCAAGATTCTGGACGGCATGGCAACCCTTTAACTCAGCCGAGGCCATAGGCGAGGAGAAGACAATCGTCCCGTCCCCATCCGTGTCATAGATCGTCAGGTGGGCGTTGGCCTCGTCATAGGAGACAACCCCGCATAACCCGACCTCGTCGCAGATCCGCTGGATCGCTGGCAGGAAATCCCCGAGCTCGAAGTATTCGTAGCCGGCGAACTTGTTCTTCCCGGACTTCTTAATCTCAGTCTGCTGGAGCTTAATCCGGGCCTTCTGAAGCTTCTTATAGACGTTCATTCTGTGTCACCTTAATAAGTTTGTCTAAGTAATGGGCGGCCTTGATGAGATCCTCAACGCCGTTCTTCTCTTTGTAACGGGTCACATACTTGATGATGTTGCCTTCGAGATACCCCATCTTGTTGGCGACGATGTAATCCCAAGGCTGGATTGCCTTCTCAATGTAGTGACGCCCGCCTACCTGTTCATCGTTCGGATTCATCACAGACTCTCAAAGTAGCGGTCCACCATTGCCTCAGCCAAGCTAAAGACAATGTTGGCGGCTTGTTCATTACTTAATGCCGCCTCGTCAGCGGACACAAGGATCTGCGAGTTAGCCGATAGGGCCAACATAAAGTCGTACATCATTTCCGTTCTAGTTTTCATTTCAAACTCTCCTGATAATCCCGCCATTGCTGGCAGTATTGGTTCACTGGGCAGAACGATTCACAGCGAGTGCGGCTGCCCGGACGCACCTCGATCTCATAATCCTTACCAAGGGTTTCTAGGGCTTCCTGAGCCTCTTCCTGCCCCTCGTGCAGAGACTTGGCCCTAACCCCACCCTTCTTCTTGACGGCCCACACAGTCGGTCTCTCCCACATTTCCTCGGGGGTGCAAAGGGGTAGCTCCTCATCCGTCTCCAAAGCAAACTCACAGGCCGAGTGCATACTGATCCGGTGCTTGATGTAGGCCTCCTGCTCGTCGTATGTCCACAGCTTGATGGGGATCTCTTTGATCGGGGCTGGCGGGTAGTTCTCGTTCTTGGCCGCCTCACGCCGTGACCAATCCCGGATGATGGCTACGATCCCAATGTCCGTAACCGGGGCCTGCTTGACTGTCTGAACCAACCAAGCATAGGTGTTTAACTGTTGCTCCCACTCCAGCTTCTCGTTCATCACAGCCCATGCTGAGGTGGTTTTGTAGTCACGGATGGCTATCCCGGCATCGGTCTTGATCTGAAGATCAATAGCCCCCGAGATACGCCACCCATCGAGCGTGGTATGAAGGCGCTCCTCCACAACATGGTTATCATCCTTGCCATGCTCCAAGACGCCATGGATCGCCGTCCCGAAGATTGACCACACCATCTCCGAGACATCCTGCTCCAGCTCGTCATCGAACTTCTGAGTCAGAGCAACGATCTTGGGGCTGTTGATAAGCTGAGTAACAGATAGATGCGCCTTGCCCTTGCTATAGGTCGGGCGCTCCAATACATTGACGAAAGTCTGAGGGATACTGAATTTGTTGGTAAGTTTCATACGGGCTCCTAGCAGTAGACGTTCGCAATATATATGAAGGAAAACTGCCTGTCAACATGTTGTACTCACTTTATTGCAATATGTTTTAGATTGTCAGGCAAACATGCGTAAGCCTGAAAACTATAAATAGAATCAAACACTTAACTGCTAAGTGCGCACTAACATAAAGGAGAATTGATGCATATTCAGCTCGAGTTACCCTACCCCCCTAGTGTTAACCACTACTGGGGAGTGAACGGGAAACAGAGATTTATCGGGGCCAAGGGGAAAGTTTTCCGTATGGCTGTCATGGAAGCTTGTGCTGATGCTGGAGTGCAGACAATCGAGGGGAGGGTCTCAATGCACATAGCCCTCTTCCCCCCGGATAGGAGGAAGCGGGACATAGACAACGTCTTAAAGAGTCTTCTTGATGCCTGTGAGCACGCTGGCTGTTACGAGTCAGACAGTCAGATTGATGAACTACACATAGTCCGGCAAGCGCCACGGGCAGGGGGAAGCTGCACCGTGGTTATCCTGCCTATTCTTGAACCTGCTTGACCCGATCGTTAAACCTTTTCATCTGGATAGCCATTTGGTTTTCTATCCGCTTGACCCGCTCTTTAGGCGCACCCTTTTCAATTAGGGCATCCCTCTGCTTGCGTAGCGTCTGAATGTTTCTCTCAACTTGATTGGCGTAGGAATATAGCCGCGCCTCCGGGTACTCCATCAGATAGTCTTTAGTCGGAACCCTATCTTTCAGGCGCCCCTTTAGCTCCCGCTCGTGCTTATTGAGCAGGATGATGTTGTTGTAGAAACGATTCCTCTCAGCTGCTTGACCCTCGCTATCCCCCACAAAACGGCCCACAAGGGGCACCTTGTAGATCGGCAGGTCCTCCCCTGTGAACTGACTCGTAACGGTCTGCTCGGCCTTTAGAAGCTCCCTACCGACACCGCCGGTCAACTGACCGATCAGATAGTCAATCTGATCCGGGGTTGGGCTAACCACTCCCGGGGTGTAATTAGATCCACCCGTGGCCGCGTTCAGGAACTTAGCCATGGCTTTACTAATGTAGCTAGCCGTCTCTTTGGATCGGGTGTACCCCGGAGTGGGGTCAAGATTGGAAATGTCTTCTTTGGCAATCGGCTTGCCAGTCCAGTCTTTGTTCTCAGCCAAGGCCACCAGCGGATCCACTACTGTTGGGGCAAGAGTTTGAACCGACCAACCTGCGTTACCCAACGGGTTGAACATATCAAGAGCCGCCCCTGTAATATCGGCCACCCGCTTATGGGTGTCCTTAAATCCAGACAGTGTCCACTCCGTCAAGATCCGAGAGGTATTGGGGATGACGTTGTAGCCCAAAGGCATGGGAATGGTGATGTACTTTGACCCACTGATTGGGATGATGATGTTTCTTTCTTTGACAAAATCAGGCGGCTCGTCCTCATCAAACCCAAGGGCGGCTAGCATCATGGCCTGAGCCGATCCAAGCAAAAGCCCACCATAGATAATTTTCTGACCTGCTGGTCCGCGAAGCGTCTCCAGCATCCGAGCGGTGCCTTGAACGGCAGCATTGAAGAAGGCGTAAAGAGCGCCAGCCTGACGGCCAATCTGCCCTTTGCGGTTGAAGTTAACAGTCAGATTCTTGGCAATACTTGCCGCTTGTTGTTTGGTGAATAGGGGTTTGCCTTGAGCATCTTTCTTATCCAAGGCTACTTTATAGGCAGACAACCGGACAGCGTTCTCCATCGTCTGGTTGTAGTCAGAAAGCCAATCAAAGACTGGAGCGGCCACCTTTCGGGCTGTTTCCAATGGAACCTTGAGCGTTCCACCAGCCGTGAAGACTTTACCTAGCGGAGTCTTGGTCCAAGAAGACGGGTCGAGGATCGCCTGAAGGGCGTCAGCACGTTCTTGGGTACGGCTGAACTGGTCTCTAAATCCAGTCTGCCCACCCTCCTGCTGGAACTCCTCCCAAAGCTGAGCCCAAGAATCTTTTGATGGCGGCTGGCCTTTCCGGCGTAGGCGCTCCTCTGTGTAGATTCCCCGCAGCGCTCCTGTCACCCCAGCCAAAACTTCCTTCTTGTTATCTTTTAGGGGCGTTGTGCTCAGCTGAAGCAAGGCTCCCTGTACGTCACGCAAGAAGTTGATGACGCCGAAGATTGGGTTGTACTGAGTGTTGATCTTGGCAAAGTATTGGGTTACTTGCTGAACATAGTTAAGGGCTTTGCCAAGCTGATCGGCATCCAGATTCTTCAAGGCTTCAGCCATGCGTTCAGCACGGGGGTCCTTAGCGTTGAAGATGATGTACTTTTCTTTGCCGTTGATACGAACCG